TATTTTTTTCATAGTAGTAAAGTTGCGCCCCCGAGGGGGCATTTTAATTAAGCGATGTGCTGAACGTTCTTAGCGTCGTCTTCAGTGTAGCGAACGACCTAGTCGGCGTATGCCATCCTGGCAAGTTCACGGAGCTTTTTATCAGAAACGTTAAACATGCGAATCTGGAACTGCTCGTCCCCGTGGCCGATGCTAACTAGAGCTTCACGTTTCGGGCAGTATTGCGCTGGCGTTTGGATAGTGCGTCCGTCTTTAATTGTAAGAACTAACACGCGATCTTCGAGGATGCGAGTAACAAGGTAGCGATGTGATGTCAGGATGTTCATAATAGTTGTAGTAGTTGTAGTAGTTGGTTAATGCGCTTTCGTTAGCGTGAAGCCACTATACGGGATCCCTTATACGATGCCAGAACTATTTTGCTCTAGATGTTCAAACCCTTTATTTTACAAGGGTTACAGCCTTAACTTTTTTTTACAGCGTCAAACACATGATCCACAATCTCGGGATATTTGCGGTTGATCCACACCTTAATGGCGCTTGGTTGCAGGAGTCTACTGCTTAGCTCTTGCGCTTCCGTTATGTCTTCCGGTGCTTCATCTGCAACGTCGATGAACGGGTCGCGCTTTAACCACCAACGCTTAGCCATACTTCTTATTCTAGCACTCGCATGCTCTAACGTAACCCATTCCGTGAACGTTCTTAGTCCGCATAAATAAGTTACTTTCAAACTGGGAGCACGTTTGTCTCGGGGCTGATGCTTTGAATAAGTTATTGCAGTAACTTTGAACATCTCCATCACAGGGAAATCGGTTGTCGATATAAGTTCGCCTTCACCAGCTTTTCGACTGAGCTTTACCTTAACGGGAAAAGTAAATCCGCAGACGGGGCAAACCTTAACGCTAGCGTGAACATAGGTGCTACATTCTTCGCAGCATCTTATCGGAGCACTGCCCCCTCCTTTTGTTCCTTTCGGAGTTGGCAAAACAGGATCGTTGATTGGGCCTAATCGCATCGTGTTTCCCGCAAAGTCTAGCACCAGGCAATTTTCTTTTCCTGCACAGGGGCGAGTTCCTCTGCCGAGCATTTGCACCCAGAGTCGAGCTGACTTAGTGGGTCGCAAGACAGCTATCAAATCGATGTCCGGAAAGTCGAACCCGGTTGTCAGAACGTTGTTATTAACGACCGCTCGAATCTCCCCGCTTTTGAACTTCACAATAGCTTTGTCCCGTTCGTCCGTTTTGAGTTTACTGTGAACAGCCAAAGCAGGAATGTTCATACGTTCCAGTTCTTCGACAATATGCTCACTGTGTTCAATCCCGGTTGCAAAGATAAGCCAGTGCTTCCTGTCATTGCCTAGCTCTAGGATTTCCTTTAATGCCGCCCGGGTAATTTCTTCCTTGTCGACTGCTTCCTGTAACTGCTTTTGAATGTAGTCGCCTCCGCTTGTTCCCACGTCTTCCAAATCCAGGCGCTCCGTTGTCCGCTTAGGTATTAACGGACTTAGAAACCCCTCGGCTATTAAACGATTGAAGCCCTCGATCGTGGACAAGTCGTAGCAAACGTCTGTGAACAGCCCGGCTTCCGTTAGCATTCCGGTTCCCAAGCGATAGGGCGTTGCTGTGTAGCCAATGACTTTAAGGTGTGGGTTGACGTTTTTAAGAGCGGTTATGAATTTGCGATACATAGTTGCCCGGTTCGGGCTTATTAAATCACACTCGTCGACGAGAACTAAATCCACATGTCCGAACTCCAGGGCTCGTTTAGCTACGCTAGCAACTCCGGCATAGGTAATTGCCTTGTCCGTGTCCCTGCGCTTCAGCCCTGCACTGTAAACGCCGGCAGGTGCTGTAGGCCAAATAGTGCGCAGCTTGTCAAAGTTCTGCTCTATGAGCTCCTTTACATGTGTGAGCATCATTACCTTGGAACCAGGATACTGCGCGAATACTTCTTTAATGAACTGCGCTATGATAACGCTTTTACCTGTTCCGGTTGGCAGAACGTTTATCGGATTGCCCCTGTTCCCATCTTCAAAGTAATTAAACGTCGCTTGGATGCTTTCGTTCTGATAATACCTAAGCTTCATTTGTAAGGCCCTTTCAGCATAACGCCCGGCGGCCAGCCAGGCATCGGAACGCCTATGTCTAAAACATAACACTTTCCTTCCACTACAAGAAACGGAATGGTTTCACCTTCGTCAATAAGCTCAGGCGCTTGTAAAATGTAAACACCGTCATCAACGACGTCCTCAGGCTTTCGAAGAATGTCAGGCTGGCTCGTTAGGTATCCCATCGTCTTTAATTTGTTTGCTAGTTACATGCCCGGGTCCGTGCTTGAACACATGTCCGGAATTAGTTTTGAGCTCCAAGTAATTTTCTTCAGCGTTGCCTCCTATTATTTCTACGCGGTTTATCATGTGTGGATTATACACATGATCACTACACCCCTTTTCAATCTGCACTTCGTTTCCAATCGCCCAGTCCCTTGCACAGTTCCATTGACCTTCCTTTACAGGAGTTGAGTGCGCACAGGTGCGGCAATTAATATTAGGTATTTCCTGCTTATGACAAATCTCCGTGAAGTCGCAGAATCTACAAACATAGAACGAAGCTTCGTTTGAGATGCGCAGTGGCGCTTCGTCAGAGTAAATTATTTTGCGAGCCCTGTCCGTGTATTGTTTAGCGAGTTCTCTGTCTAGCTCGATGAGTTCTGTGTGCCATGCGTCCGTGTTTTTATTTACAGCCATGTAGAGTCCATATTGCAAATCCATCTTCTGCATGTAAATTTGCATCTGAACAAAGTGTTCGAACTTGGAATTGTAAACTCCCTGCTTTTCTAAAGTCTTAAAAGAGTTATCGCCGTGAGTTTTAAACTCAAGCAGGCAGGGAGCGTTTTCAGGTAGCTCTGGGATGCCTACGCATATCCCGTCTAACGAGCCCCCAAAGTGTCCGTCCACATCTTTGAAGCGGATTTGATTATGCCCGTCAGCTCCATGCTGCCAGACTTCACAACCTATTTTCTCCAAGTATCCAATGAAGCGTTCCTCTTCTAAGTGTCCCCGTTCAAAGAGTCTTAGGATGCGTCCCTTGAACGTAGCTTGCTTAGCCCAGTAAAAGGAATACCAAATTTTGCGAGCACACTTGCCTCCTATAATGGAAGCGCCCAGATGGTTCCGGTTTCCGCTGTCCTGTTCGCTCTCCAGGACTCGGTCTACTGCTTCAAGTGTCTGGGTTACTTTCATTCAAGCACGGGAGAGATGGAGTTTTAGGGAACGTAGGATTTCGGGTCGGCTGAACAGGTGGGAACTCGTCGTGCAGTAAAGCGTTTATTTCAATAATGAGCTCGGGACACTGCTCCAGGAGAGAGGTCATTTTACGAGCAAGCTTTCGTCTATCGTTTGGATCAAACATAATAAAAAGTTCGCTCCTCACCCACAAATTAAAAACAAGAAAAAAGGAGGTGAGGAGCGTTTGGGTGGGAAGTTATGTGTGTTACTTCTTTGCCCAAGGTGGGACTCCGGAACCTGCTGCCGTTGCAACTGGTTCACTATCGGTGTTATTTTTAGCAGACGCCGAAGCTGGCGGGGATTGTGGCGCTGTTTTATTTCCTGCAATAGCTTTAAACTTTTTACAGTCGTTAGACGCATCATAAGCTCCTTCAGCGGGGCGAATAGACACCTGCACTTGATAGGGTTTGCCGTGGAGATCCTGGGAGTCGTCAACTTGGATTGTTCCAGTTGCGTGACAGATGGAGCTGAGTTGCTGGTTAGCAATCTCAACCGCTATCGGGTTAGGGTTCTGCACGTTTAGGTTCGTGTAAACAATTCTACCCGCATGCTCGCCGTCGATAACAGTTTGCTGGAGTTTAAGAATTGATCCGGTTCCCGCTTTAGTCGGGACTAGCTCGCTCTCGGTAATTTGAACGTTATACCAACCTGCGGGCAGGGGTTCGAATGTAGTATTGGGCGCAACGGTAGAAGCGTCGAAGTTTAGTTTAGCCATTTTTAGTAGTTTTTTTAGGTTTTAGTTTAGTGGTTATTTTCTTTATTATCTTTGTGATATCGGGCTCTTCAATTGCATCAAGGACGCCCGAACGATCCTTGGCGTCGAACTGTATGTCCGGCTGTGTGCGAAGGTAACGATAGTCAGCCCCGTCGTCCGTTTTAGCAATATCCAACTGGAACAACTCATCGAAAAAGTATGGAAGTTGCTGCCCTAGTTTAGTGCCGGGCATGCTAGGGCCGTAGCTCAAGCGTCCCACAATTTCATCTCGAATGTATTCTTGCTTGGCGCTCATGTAAACATGCTTGCCTTTAATGTCGCGGAACGCCCGCACTAGGTCTGACATTTTTTCTATGAGCTCCCCGTAAGCTTGGCGGGGATCCTTTGTAAGTTTCTTAGAGTTGCTTAAAACAACCTCTGCAATCTCGCTCAAGCTATCCAAGCAGATAGTCTCAAACTTGTTTGCTTCCTCAGACTCCGTCGCCCATTGATAAGCTTCCGATAACGTGTCTACACAGTTCACTTCAATAACGGGAATGTCTACGTCGCTTAAAGCTAGCAAACCAGACTCAGCTGAAATGATGATGGGTTTAGGCGCTGTCTTGCAGAGCGTTGTTTTACCCATTCCGGCTTTGCCGTAAACGAGCATCTTAACGCCATGCAAATTTGCAGCGTCTTTAGTAGTAGTGAATTTAATTGCCATATCTAAGTGTGTATTTTTACAGTTAATCTTCCAGCTCAATTGTGATACTTGGAGAACCAGGGCTCGTAATAACTAAGTCGGCTAACACATCTTTTACAGTTGCGGCATCTGGATCTTCTTGCTCCATAAGCTGCCTATAGTTTTTTAAGTGCAGCTCGGGCTTATACTTAAACAAGGAGTCGAAATAAGCAGTCGCTAAGCCATCTGCATTCAAGTGATTCTTGCTTAGCTTTTCCACAAGTAAATCATAACCAGCATTAATAGCTTCCGAATCTACTTTGCGATAGAAGGGCTGTTTTAATACTGCTTTAACATTCACCCCGTCGATTTCCGTTTTCAGTGTGTTACTTCCTTCTTCTGGATTGTCGCTGTATAGCTCAGCGCACAGTTCTTTTCGAATGTGCATCTCCTCCGCTTTAACTTCTTTTAACGTGTCTTGCAGCGTCTTCCATCTTTGAATTTTTTCTAGTAGTGTTTTCATTGCGCCCCCTTTTTAAGTCGCAAAACCATGAACAAGCAAACCCTTTTGAGATGTTTATTATAGGGGAGCTCATTTTGTTTTTAGTTTTACTTGCTTGACCAGCGCCTTGCAAGTTAAACGTAAACCTTAACACTTTCCAAATGACAAAATCGCTACAAGTAACAACGCTAAAACTGCTTAAAGAGGACGCCCGATCCTTATTTAACATCGCCAAGGAATCAGACATTTCTTATTATTGGTTGAGGAAGTTTTCCTCGGGCGCTTTTAAAGAGCCTAGTGTAGATAAAGTGCAGTCCCTTTATGAGTTCTTAACTGGCCACGGCCTTGTGCGATAATGGTAACGAACATACCTAAAGAGCTGCAATGCTTGAAGCAGTGGGTAGGCGCAGACCAGAACAAGGTGCCTATCAATCCGGCAACGTCGGCCCCTGCTGATCCAACGAATAAAAACACATGGGCAAGCTTTGAGGACGCGGTAGGATTAGGGCGTAAATATGTGGGCTTCGTTTTAAGTTTGGAAGACGGCTATACAATTATAGACCTAGACGATAAGCCTGATAACCCTGCCACTGAGCAGCAGAAAGAACGTTACAGCAAAATCATAGAAGCCTCGGACAGCTATACTGAAGTCAGTGCGTCCGGGCGGGGCATTCA